AAGTGCCATAAGAGGTGATCCAAACGCGGACGCAACTATGTACTGATGTAGTTCAAACCCGTCACGGTCGTAGAAGTTAGCCATGTCGATCCACTCTTGCAAAGTACCCTTGGGTTCAAACGCGTGGAACAAGCCCACTGTGGGAGTAGAGGGAGGGTTGGCCTTTATACTATCTGCAAATATTTCTTGGTTGCCTACTACAAACGATGAGTACGAATCGTCAGTCCACCCAAACTGCCTACGTGCTTCGTCCGCAACGCTGGTAGCCTGTAACTCGTTTACCCAAGTAGTCATATAAGTCATAAGATCGTCCATCCTCGAAACAGCAACCCCATTCATGGACATCTGCTTCCGTAATTCTTCTTTGGAGGTAACGGAGGTAAGTGGGATTGTAAACTCCCTAACTCCATCTTTAGGTAAGTGTAGTCTGACAACTACAGCCTCGCCCATCTCCACGTCTTGTATACGTTTAACCACGTACAGGTCATTGTGATATACGACCTTCTCATCAGGATCGCCCTCGGCATTGGTAGTCCGTATATAAACACCGCCGTTGGTTCCCCTAAAGAATGGTCTAGGGTACGCCGGAATAACGTAGGTAGTAGCAGGTGCAAAGGGGAGGTCTAGTGCAGGTACTTCTACAATGTTGTCTGCTTCCGTTGCCTCCACCACGCTACTACCTAACACTATGGGAGATTTTATCTTGCCCCAGTTGGGGCAGTTCGGGCACACGTCAGGGTTAAACTCATCAAAAGACGTACACCTGTATGGGCCTTTAATAAGTTCCATCTTGTCCCGTGTGTCTTCAGGAGTGTACCCCTCGTGCTTCTTGGATATGTTGTGAGCCGCAGATTCGGAGTCCACGCAGAACTTGGCGATAGACAGCCCCGCCCTCCACATAGGTTCACTGCAATTCTCTTGGTCTTTCCATATAGTCTTTATCTGGTCGCAACCAGTGCCGTTCATGGTCTTAGCTATGATGTCTTTAAACTTGTTTTGCTTGTTACCCATCAACGCATCCATGACAGCGTTGCTACCCGAGGGGGTCATTTTCTTGGGAACTGGTATCAACCCCCCTCCCAATAGCGTAGAGAACTTGTCAAAGTCCACGTCATCAGGATGGTCATCTCCAAAGAACTCTACAGGTGATGGTGGGTCGGTCTTGTAGTTGTGCGTAGCGGGTACACGCAGTACCCTAGCGGCATCGGCAGTGACAGCGGGGTCAGCCAGTAGTCCGTGTTCAGCACATAACTTCTTTAGGCGCTCTGCCACAGGGAGCCAGTCGTCCAGCCCTATCGACTCCGAAAGGAACCAGTATGCGTGAACGCCCCGCCCAGAGTTAACCAGTTTAGGTTTGGGTAGTGATAACGTCTTACAGAACCCCTGTAATGCCACAAGGGCTTTATCTTGATCTGGATAGTCCTTGGTAGCCCCGCAGTCGAGGTCTAAAAAGAAAGACTTTAGCTGGTGTACGTTATCTACTTTGCGTGAGTTTGTTTCTTTAAATGTACTAAGTGCAAAATAAGAATCATACCCTTTGCTGTCTAGGTCACGTGCGGCATCAGCCATATCCCCTACGGAGGTGTAGAACTTCTGTACCCTCCTGTCATCCTTCGTACGGAAAGAGAACAAGCAGTAATGCCCATCTTCCCCCAATACCCTTCTTAAAAAACTTTCTACTTGCATAATATATACCTAAATCCGAGAGGTATCGTAGCAGGGGCGCTTGCACGCCCTTTTCGGAATATGTCCTAGCTACAGTTTAGTCTTGCAGGGACTAGTCGTCCCAGTCGGCCACTATATCAGCCAGTGCATCGTCAGATGCTTTTGGTGCGGGTGCCTTCTTCTTAACTACTTTCTTCGGCTCCTCGACTTTTGCGGGTTCGTCATCCCCAAACAACTCATCAGTTACTACTTCCGCGGGGGCAGGGGCAGGGGCTTCAGCTACTTCAAACGGGTTATCTTCCGCTGAGAACTGGAACCCACCTTCTACAGCACCGAAAGGCGATGCGGCTTCCATAGGTACATACTTAATAACCTGTACCGCACGTAATCGGAGAGACACACCCGCTTCGCGCATGTTGTATGGAGTAAACGTAACCGCTACGTTGACAGTGCTACCTGTGGTAAGCATGAAGTCGTCTGGTAGTTTAACGCTTTTTGCGTCGTATTGTACAGGCTTAAACGTAGCGTCTTTACCGTACGCACCTTTCAGTGATGCTTTGTGCGTGTAAGTGCCATCTTCTTCTTTCTTGAAGGGCATATCAAACTTGTCGGGCCAACCCTTTTCTTTCTTGGCTTCATACGCTTTAACCATCTCCATGAACAGAGCCTTGGCTTGGTCTTTAGTCATGCGGAAGCGGGTCTCATACTTAGCGCCTTCGTCAAACGCGTCACACGGTACAGTGCGGTTCTCTGCGTTATCGAACTTGTAAGTCTTGTTAATACGGGGCCATAAGGCTTCGACGTTTGAGATTACATATTGATTATTTGTAGCCATTTGATAAATCCTAATTAATTAGTTTGCATTTAGCTCGAAACCTTCCACCACACCAAACGGAGACACAGGTTCACTTGTTGTAGGGATAGACATAGTGATAGCCTGAATAGTATCTTCATGGTCAATCATGGCCGAAACCCTCTCAAGTGTGTCTTCGTCTAAGCGGTCTACCGGCTTAAAGCAAAGTTTTGGTACTGCACTATCCGCATCAAAATAAATCTTGGTGGTGATAGTAACTACAGGCGTGTCATGTTTAGCGAGTAACCGAGCATAGTTTTGCATACCCATATCTCCGCTATTAGCACTGCCAAATATAGACGTGGCAGGTATCTGTAACTGATACACCTCTTCGGGGTTATCCCGAAATACAACTGCTAACCGTTGTCCAAACCGGCAAGCCCTACCCCCATACTGGCCAGAACCTCTTATATTTTGAGGGCAGTCCATACAACGCATTGCTTGCCGTTGCTCTTGGGGTACATCTACTGAAGGTACTTGTGTGTCGGCAGACCAACACGTAGGTACCGCAACCCTATTGGGGTCGTACGCATCGCCATAGTAAGCGCGAGAAACTGGAGCGGCGTTTACTATAACCACATCCATATAACCTAAGTCTCTAGTAACTTCTTCACCATCAGCTATAACGTGAAACTTGCCACCACGTATGCTGATTCGGCGTAGTCCGTTGCTACTCATCAGGCGTCTTCATCCAAGTCTAACTCTAACTGCTCGTACATCACGTCATCTTGGGGTGCTTCATTTACAACTGCCGTAGGCTTACCCAAAAGTTCGGCTTCTAACTCCGGTAGCTTAAACCTGTAAGTAGAACCTACCTTTATATAGGTATCGCTCGGGATTTTATCGGTGCGTATCCACGCACGTACAGTAGAGATAGACACTGCAAAGTGCTTCGCTACGTTTTCAATTGGGACAAATGCCGCCATTATTTCCTCCTTACTGAGACTACATATTCTGAGTCTACGTTAAGACCTTTAGGCACAAGGTCGGGGTTCTCTTCCAAAAACTGCTTCATGTTTGCCTGATTTAGTCGTTTGTCTAATAACTCGGGTGCCTCATGCTCTAAAACAAATTCGTGCATGTTGCTCCAATCACTAGTCCAGTACCTAGTCTTGGCAGACCTATAAAACAATCCTGCGGAAGTCTTTACACTATCGACGCCCTGCTCCTTGCAGTACTCCAACAAGGCTTTCTTTACCTTGTCCATCTGCTCAGTCAGTTTGCCGTCCTCTTCTTTAAACGCCGCCGATAGTTCTGAACGCTTATCTTTAATCTTGAGATAAACCTTGGTCAACTGTTCGGCGGTAGACTTTCCTTCACTCATTACACGCTCCTTTACTAACGGGACGTACACTTTATTGCCTTATTATTAGCTAGTCAAGTATTTCTTTGTAAAGGTCAATCATTTTTGTGTGAATGTCTATTCTATTATCTAGTAGTGCGTAAACACGTTTCTCTGCGTGCGAACCTTGAAGCTGAACGACGGTACATTTGTGATCTTGGCCTGATCTGTGTACACGAGCGTTGGCTTGCGCGTAGGTTTCCAAGGAACTTGTAGGTGCCCACCATACCACCGTGTTTGCCGCAGTTAGTGTTACACCGTGCGCCGCTGACTGAGGTTGTATGACCAACACTCGGGGATCATCAGCTTCTTGGAACCGTTTGAATATTTCGGTACGCTTACCGGCACTTACATCTCCACGTATTATCTCCGTAGATATACCATCATCACGTAGCTTATTAGTCAGTAGGTCAATCGTATGCTTGAACGGTACGAACACTAGCACCTTCTTACTAGACTCATCTATTACTTCACGTAGTACCTTGTAGCGGGGGGATATGTCGAACTCTACTGCGTCCCCCTTGTCGGTATACACTGCCCCTGCGGATATTTGTAGTAACTTGTTCATGTTAACTGCGGCATTGGCAGCACTTATCTGTTCCCCTGCCGCCTGCATTACCATCTTGTTCTTCAGTTCTTTGTAGTACTTCAACTGTTGTCGGGTAAGAGGTACTTCTCTTTTGGTGTACACCATAGGTGGTAGGTCAAGGCACTCGTCTTTGGTAAATCGTATGGCTGGTTGCAGTACCCTATGCACCGTATTGGTAGCGTCTTCTTTGGGCACCCATTTGAAGTTTGTTACCTTACGCATCACTTGGTCACGGAACGATCCAAAAAATCTGGGCACGCCATTGGGGTTAACGAGTTTGGCTATACCGTATGCATCAGTTGGGCTTTGTGCAGCAGGGGTACCCGTCATCATCCACAGCCACGTGCTTGGCCCCACTAACTTGTTCATGGTCTTCCATCGTTTTGTTTGCGGGTTCTTGTAGTGCGTAGCCTCGTCAACGATTATGAGGTCAAACCCTCCATTAGCCACGGCATCCGCTACGATCTCCACCCCGTCATAATTTATTATCACGTACTCAGCATCGCCTTCGATTATCTTGGCGCGTTTGTCTTTTGCTCCATAGGCCACGTCTACCTTGCGGTGCATAGCAAAGCTAAATAAGTCGTTGCGCCATGCGGAATCCATAATAGATAGGGGGCACACCACCAGCACTCGACGTATCACCCCCTGCTTCATAAGGTAGTCTGACGCCCATATAGCACTGGCAGTCTTGCCTGTACCCTGCTCGTTAAAGCAGAAAGCCTTGCGGTTCAACGTGAAAAAACTAGCTGTAGTCTTCTGATGATCGAACGGAGTGTACTTACCTGTCCAATCGTACTTAGATTCTATGGGGGATGGCGCGTTGATGTTCATGTTGCGCAGTACCTGTGTCTCTTCTAATCCCCAGTTAACAAGTACTTGGTTGTTTGCTAACTCCCTGCTCTTTGGTATAACCGATGTAACCTTTGCGGGGTTACGTAGCGTAAGTAATAACGCCTTATCATCTACTATCTTCATTTATCGCTCCGATACGAAATAGCATGAAGTGGGTGTCCACGTCACGCGAAAAAATTTAATTGCCCTGCTTCGTCCACAGATAGGGCTAGGTCTGCATTATGTAGGGACTAGCGATGAATATAGCACTAGCCCGTTAGACTACTCGATTTTATGCCGCTGATTCTTAATGCCATAAGGAGAGGCACGACATCATTTAAAGACGCATCAAGCACGCGTCAACCCATACCAATAGGGAGTTCTTTACTTAGGCTTTCTACTGCCTTTCTTTTTATAGTTACGGCTACGGTTTTTTGAGCGGTCTTCTACTGTAACACCGTCTTTGTTAGTGCCGCCTTTGCTCAGTGCCTTCTTGTGACTAACGTCTTTACCTTCACGCTTGTCAGCCTTGCCGTTACCGTTGGCGTCTTTACCTTCTCTATCCATCTTGCGTCTGGCGCGTTGCCGCTCCATCCTACGTTCAAACGTGTCACTGCCGACAGGGGCGTTGACCTGCTTCTTTCTTTTCTTACGCATTAGTTTCTCCCATTGTGTACGCACTCGGTAACAATACAGTGCCTACGACATAATCCACTTTGGTGTGCATTCCACACATCGTTCTCAAAGGCTTGTTCCATGCGGTTGTAGTCTGATAACCACTTCTCCCATAGCCTAGGCTCATCCGGCTTGGAGTAGTCTTCCTTTATTAACTCACCACACACTACAAATAGTAGGCCACCCTTCACTTTCTCTAGCTTGGGGTACATCTTGAACATGCTCATAGCCATCAGTTCTAACTGGCCTTTGTCCGCGTACCTAGTATTTTTACTTGTCTTATAGTCTACCACATAAGCTGTTTTGGTGCGTTTGTTTAGGATGACTAAGTCGGCAATACCACGCCACCACACGTTGTCATCTCGGAACCCGCACGGCTCTAGGTTCTCAGTGAGTCCCATCTCCAACTCGCACAGCTTCTCGCCTTCTATGTTATTCAGGACATCAAGTACATCTTTGCAGTAGTTGTACTTTTCGGGTAGCGGTTTGCCATCCCTAATGTATTCTTCCGCTGCCAAGTGTACGGCAGTACCATATAGCATGGCCTCTGTCTCAGGTTCCTTATAGTCCTTCGCCACCTTGAGATGGTAGAACTTCTTAGGACACTGCTCAAACGACTTAATCTTTGAAAACGACCACGGTGCAATACTCATTCCGATTCCTTACCCTTTATAACGCCAGCAGCTACTATTAGTTCACTAATTAATATGTGCAGCATTTCTTCGTCCATAATGATAGTGTCTTTGTGTTTGGTGTTTCCCACAACTTCGCACTGCTCTATGAGTATTATGTCCTCCTCGTCTATAGTTTCTCCAACCACTATAGTGAGGTACCCTCCTTCTGTTTCCGGTTCAGAGGTTTCATTATCTTTATTGCGCCTAAACTTATTAATGTCGGTTACTTTACCCAAGCCATGCTCCTAGTATCAAAGACAGAACCACCACAAATACGGCATACGCCCGAGTGGTAACGAAAGGCTGCCCCATACACTCTGTTATGTTATCGCGTAGGGTTTGTAGTTTGTTGTCCGAACGCGCTAGTGCCTTATCTGCAAACTTATGCGCTTCTTTCATAGCTTTCTCTATGTCAGTCATCCTGCCGCCTCCCCGTAAGATTTACCGTTATCTGATTCGCACGTGATGGGTAAGCCTTCTGCCCACGGTGCGGTACTACTCATACACTCTTCGATATAGCGTGTAGCTTCTTCAAGTTCATCCTCTGGTACACAACATACCACGGAATCGTGTACAGTCAAAGCCACCTTATACCTTTTAGCAATCGCCAACATCTGATCCCCGATGATACATCTAGCTACCGCTTGGCATACATTCTCTGTGACCTTACCGCCATATATCCTAGTGTACCCGCGTCGAGTCTTGTACTTAAACTCTGGCCCACGCTCACCTTGTTCGTACTGTAAGTCGTCATACCGCATCTTGAGTCCAGACGGTAGTAGTATCCAACCATTACGCCCGTCAGCCCCGTACTTTACTATCCCGTTGGGGCCGAGACTACCGGAGTTACCACGCGACATCTCAACCAGCATGTTCTGACAATCACGCCATAACGTGTTTATCTTCCAGTTAGCATCTCGGTAGATTCGGATTACCCTTCGAGCTTCCTCTACATCCATGTGAGTACCGAACGACTGTAGCTGGTCTGAAAAGCGTACCGCACCCATACCATATCCTGCACCTAATATAGTAGTCTTACCTACAAAGCGTTGGTCTTTCGTGACCGCTTCTTCTGGTATGTTGTATATCTTAGACGCCATCTTTATATACACGTCTTCCTTGTCGGTAAACGCTTGAACTAAATCGTCCTGCCCTGCAAGCCACGCCAGTACACGCGCTTCGATCTGTGATGAGTCACAGTCAACCATCATGTACCCTTCGGGGGCAAGCATACTGTTCTTTAACTTCTTACCATTCACGCCACGGCTAGGTAGATTCTGAATATTGATCTTGTCATCGCCTCCCCACCTACCAGTGTGTGCCGCGTAGTATCTTACAGGTACTGGGAGAAGTCCGCGTTTAGCTATACCTATAAACCTCTCAGTACGTGATTCCTCAAGCGTGCTCTTGGTGCCTAGCCTAGCAGTTACGAGTGCCTGCACCCTAGAGTCGGAGTGGTTCTCCAACGCCTTGAACTGCTCATCGTTCTTAGCGAATGCGAATGTTTCCTTGCCAGTGGTCAGGCTTGTCTTTGTAGGGGGTATCACACCTAACCCCTCAAGCAATTCGGCAAACTTAGGGTTGCTCATAAGTTCTTTCTTAGTAACACCAGAAGACGTTATTAGGTCTTCTTTTATCTGCTTGGTGTCTTCCAAGTGTTGCTCAAGTAGCCCTAAGTCCAGCTCCAGTACAGGCTCTACGAACATGCGTAGCGTACAGTCTATCAACCGTAGCTCGTTCTTTGGGAACCCTCTGCCCATGACATTAAACAACTTATAGGTTAGCTCCACGTCATTGATGCAGTAGTCGCCATACTTATCTAACTCTGCGTCACTGAAGTCCAGCCTACGCTTACCTATCGCGTCTAGTACTTCCGTCCCTTTAGTGCCGAGGCCGTACCTCTGCGTAAGCGCATGGAGAGAGCCGCCAACTTCGACACCATGTAAAGCACGAGCAATACAAAGAGTGTCAGCGAGGACGCGAGGATGAACATCAAATAACCAACTGAGAATAGCGCCATCAAACAAAGTGTTGTGGCATAGAAGTACAGACGTACCCCAATCGAAAGTATGTAAATACTCCTTGAGTTCTTCGTGTGTGCCGCTTGCCCATTCTGTAGCATCGTTATTCACCTTTACACCTACACCCACTACCTCAAAACGAGGGTCACGGATGTAGGCTTCTGTTGTCATCTTACGGAGAGAGAAGTCCTTGTCGTAGTACGTTTCAAAGTCAACCGTTATCAAGTCCATCTTCATCCTCCTCTATGTCTACTACTTCCATGTCTGCCTTGTGTTCGGACTCGGTGATATGCTTGGGGGCTTCCTTATCCCCAAACACATTATGCCAGTTCTCCCAAAACGTCTCGGCTGTTGGACGCTGACGGCTACCCTTACTCATCCAAGATACGCTCATCTTTGTATAGTTCGCTACCTGTATCCAATATCCATCTGCTACCTGTAAGTCCATAATATATGCGAAATACTCGCCCATATTGAGACAGCCCAACTACCTTATCGTCACTTGGATCAAAAATAATCTGTATTATCCGTTCGTCAATCTTCATTTTCAACTCCCTCTATTAACTTGTTTAGGTACCACTGCGCTTTCTTCAAGTCCTCTAGCGGCTTACCCTTTCGCTCATACCTCCAAAGGTATTTCAGACATGCGCCTTTGCAGTAACCTTGGAATGCTTCGGCAGTCATGCTCGCTTCTATACCCTCAATACATTCGATGTTGCCATAGGTATAGTGGTTGGGGTGGTTGACCATATCGTCGGGCGGGTTGTCCATGGCCGTACCCCAATGCTCTAGCCCAGTTTTCTCTATCGCGGGGGCAAGGGCACGTAACCTATCCCAATCGGCTGGTGTTGCGTCATCAATACTCATACTATCCTCCGAGGATTTGTTTAATATCATTCATATTGTCTTCGTTAACTACGTACGCAATTCCGTACGCCTCGCTTATCTCTCTGAGATTCTTTTCCTGTAAAGCTGTTGGCGTGTTCTTGCCTGCCTTACATTCGATCCCAAAGAACTTCCCGTTGTAGCAACCTACTATGTCAGGCACTCCGCTCTTACCGTATCCCCCAGTAGCAGGGAAAAAGTAATAACACCCTAACGCTTTCAACTGCTCAACTATCTTCTTCTTAACCTTCCCTTCTGGCGTCATAGCCATAACCCTCTCCTTTTAGCCGAGAACTGGTATCAGTCCCTCTATTATTTAAATACCCAGAATGTGTGTTCGTCGATGCGCCTACCAATACCCTCTACAGGTTCGGTGGGCGGTGTAGGGTCACACATCATCAGCACCGAGAGCCTTTCTTCAAGCCACTCCGGTACATCTTCATCCAGATCATATAACCCCTCACACTCCGAGTCAACACAATTCATACCCAAACACGTTACCTCAATACTATTGGTGTACCCCAGCGTAGTAACGCGGTAAGCGTTGGGCATTTCTGTCGGATCGTTCCATATCGTATCATTGTGTGACATAGAACAGAGCCTCACTGTGACGGTACCCAACCTGCGGCACGTAGTCCCCCACCCCACATATAGACAGTGTGGACAGTTTACCCAACACGCCATCGGGTAAATCATCATAGTAAGTAGTAGCTCGAGGCGGCGTATTCCTCTCCATATTGTGCATATCCCCCACCGTACATACATCGAACGCTTGCTTACCTAACCTCTCGTACACTCGAATAGCATACATAGGCATCTCTGCGTCATATTTGGATTGATCTTTCGCCCCTTTGGCCACGCGTAAAGACGTTAGGTTATCTGGTACAGTCTTATCTAAAAACTCATACCCAGAGTCCAGTAGCATGTACATCTCATTGAGTATTGGGGCGGTCACTTGTTCGCGTGTCTCGTTCCATTCCCCACCGAGCAATCGGCTCCACGCAGTGCAATGCTTAGTTTGAGTATCATCTACCGCACGCATTAACGCACTCCTACACTTAGTCCTACTGGCAAGCACTACCTCACTGTGCGTACATCTGCGCAAGTACTTCTTTGCATTCCGCATGGCCTGTACTGGTAAGGCAGTGACCTTTGTACGGAACTCCGAAGCGTAGTTGCTGTGCTTGTTATTGACTATGTCTCTACTGTACACACTGTACACTATCTTCTCTTTGGTATGGCAGAACCCCACTTCTATCCAACCCATAGTGTATTCGTCCTCGGGGTAGTAAACGTGATACACCGTGTCTCGATGACTGCTATCGTGGTCAGGGCGTACCTCACAACCTCTGAAGGCTTGCTTTATCTCATTGATAAACCAATTCAACTCGTAGCGGTTTGTCGCGTTACCTACGGGTGAAGGCAGGGCAATCTTCTGTGCGTCAGCAACTGTACATAGCCAGTACTTCCCCTCCTCGTTGTACGCATGTACGTACTTCCGATGTTCAGCCATGTTATTTCACCTCTCTGTATTCTTCATGTGACGTAGTGAACGCGCCCATGTAGTTAACCCACGTATTGAACTTGGCGCGGAACTTCTTAGGGTCACTTGTTAGGCTGACGTTAGTAGTTGGGTTTGTGTCTCTCCAGTACCTGTTACCCATGCTAGCTGATAACTCACACAGGAACGCGTGTACCATAGTGGTACGTTGCTCGTGTTGATCGTCCATCAGCATGTCTCTAAACGTGTCACCCCTGACTGTATTAGCGCCCCACGTTGCATCGCGGTTTGAATCCCAGCCCATAGTGCCCTCAAGTATCGGGGTCATAGTCCACGCCCAGTGCAAGTACTCGTCGATAGCTTTCTTGTACGGCGCCTTGGCTTCTTTGTTAACACGTACTCGTGTGATAGGTACAGGGTGCGGGTCGCTCGTCAATGTCCATGCCCCAGTCTGTTTACTGGTGGTAAACACCACCGGCTTGGCAACATCCTTGGGTAAGTAGTAGCGGCTGCCGTCATAACGTATGTACTGCTTGCCGCTATCCACAATGAAGTCCATGCCCAGAGGCATACACCGCTCAAGGAACGAGTACCTGCCATTGTGTGCATAGTCACCCGTCTCGTTACGAAACCATACTGTGTCAGTGCCATCGGCATTGCGAGTCCAGACCACTGCGGCAGTTCCGGCATAGCGTTGATGCTCCCCGTAATCTGATAACACGTACTGGTGTGGGGACACCTTGATGATACATTCCCACTTACGTCTGCGGTCACCCATAGGCACTATGTTAGTACCCCTGATTGGTTTGGTGTTGTTGTACAAATGTTCCACGTGCGTGAAACTGTCTAGCCCATAATTATACATAGCCATAATATTGCTCCGAGTTGTTTTGTTATAACACGTGTTATAACTTTTAGTTAGTTAGCATATCCCCCGCATAAAGCAGTCGGTGTACGCCATTTCGTTTACTGTCATGTACATCAGCAGTACTACTACTCCTGCCAGTATGTATATGATGTCCCCTTTCTTATTGTTATCCATACGTTACCCCTGTTGTATGCGTTGCCACGCACGTTGCACTGTACCCACGTCATTGCGATCATAGTCACTGTCCACTGGCGTATCTCTAACGTGTTCATAGTAGAACTCCAACGCTTCTTCGACAGTGTTGATCGCCTCTTGCCACTCCATACGCAGTTCATCTGCGGTTGATAGATGCGCCCTACCTACTTCATGCACCCTTCCGTACTTATTATCTTCACTCATACCAATCTCCTGTTTAGCCATTCGCCTGATAACTTCTCAGTGGGCGTACTGAAAGAACTTTTTTGTCTAGGGGTAGTGTTGCTCCTAGGTCTGCTACCAAACCTACTATCACCATACATAGGGCGCAGATGTGAGTCATGCACCTCCAATGCTTTGTGTAGTCTGGTAGCCATTGCGTTATGCGGCACGCCCGATACACTCGCGTACTCTCTCGCCGTATACATGTGTCCTGTTACTAAGTCAGGGTGTGAACCCATAAACTTTATAAGTCGTGCCGCCATTATATATCCCTCGATTTGATGTGTACTGCCTTACCCTCATCGGGTACTGCGCCCTTGTTATCCAGTATCGCCCAGAGTATAGGGCAAGTCCAGTCACCCCAGCCAGAGTACAAGTAGCCATCAGTAAGGACGATACACGCTTGGGGCTTGATACCCTCGTCGGCCATGTACTGCGTGACACAGTTGACATCGGTACCACCACCACCCATAGGCTTGGTAGACTTGACCAGATTGTCTAGCTCGTGCATGTCGTATACCTCGTCACCCACAACACTGCTACCCCAGTACAGTAGACGTAGCTTGTCAGGTTTGACTGTGTCGCATACACCCTTGACCTCAGACAGGAACGCTGTCAACTCTCGTTGTCTGACAGAGCCTGACGTGTCAATGGCAATGACCAACTCACCCACCTGCTCACTGATACCGCTAGGCATGATGATACCCTGACTCATCAACCTGCGATTGGGTCGAGCGTATGTAGAGTAGTCGCTACCTGCACACGTATTCTGGATGAACTCACGTAGCACCTCGCGCCAGTCAACCTGTGGCTGTAGTAACTCGTCGAGATCGCGGTTGCCTGTACCCCCCATCTTACCTGCGGCCATGGCACCCTGACGTATAGCCTCGTCAATGTCACGCGCCAACTCACGCTTGTCCTCGTCGGATAGAGACTGCGCACCCTCCCAGTCATGCTCGTCAAGTCCTGCGGTGCCGTCTTCACTCTGTCCACCATCACCCTGTGAGTCTTGCGACTGCTCGTCCTGCTCCTTGCGTAGGATGTTGAACACCTGTGCGCTGTCCATACCACGGAACCGTTCATCGACTAGCCCACCCTCGGGCAGTGTGGCGAACCCATCTTGCCTGTTGTCATCGACGATCTTGATGTTGATAACGTAGTCACACGCGCAGTTAGCTAGGTGTGGGTCAATGTCATACATCCACTTCCATATCTCAAGGTGACGGTGTAGCTTGTGTCCCTCATCCTCGTGCAGTACTAGCCCACGCAATTCGGCATCGGTCAGTCCGTCAACGAATGCACGTCCGTACTTCACATCACGCCCATTGGTACAGGCTGTCGGTATATCATCCTCGATAGTTTTCTCACCGATCATCAACACACCGGCTAGTGCTGTGTATCTAGGATGCCCCATGATGGCGACGACTGCTTTGGACAGTCGCTCCTCTGCTGTAAGTTGTTTACCTATAGTTAACATGATTTACTCCCGTAAATACTCGGACTCTACGTCCACACATACTACACCTTGATACCCAGTCACCGGCTGGCTTGGTACACCGACAATACCTATTGCGAGTATCCTCCGCGAACTCGTACCTACCACACGTCTTAAACTTGGTAGGGTGTAGTCTTAGTTGTAACAATTCGCTACGCGTTATCTTCATACCTTGTCACTTGCGAACATGTAGTTGTTCTGCATAGCCCACGTGGTGAACTCCTTACTCTGCATCACAACATCGCGGTGCGCATACGAGTTAGCACGTATGCCATTGGCGAACAGACCTTGCGCCTCCTTGTCGAGACGTTGCATGTACGTCACCCACGCATCAACCCAGTCACGTTGCATCGCACCCATAGCACGGAACACTGTCATACATACTGCTGATGCTGACTCGGGTACTTTGGCATTGAGCGGATCGTCCTTGATAGACTGTAGGCTCGGTAGTTGGTCGGCCAGCTTCACAAACGCCATCATGTCCATAGCGCCACGATCACCGATAGTACCCATAAGTAAAGCTGTTAGGGTGTGATCGTCATACTGATCGCGTAACTTGAGCACGTCACTCGCGGCCTCCAATGATCTTGGGGTGATAAACGCGGCACGCGACTGCTTGGGGTGGAAGATGTACGGGTTGTCATCGGGGTTCTTCACGTCCTCGAAGCCTTGCAACACCTGTGGAAACTCGCGCACGAACCCGAGCACACTGTGATCGACACCGTTACTGATACCCCAGTCGATAAACTCGTCACTGGTAGACTTGCGTGCTGTGACCACTGTGATGCGATTGCGTGCGTGTGGTGGTAGCAGATCGCCCACACCCTCTGCGCCTAGGTTGGTCGTGGCGAATATGATACTGCCCTCGGGGAATCGGTTGCGTTCCAACATATCACGTAGTAACGCGTTCTTGACTGATGCATTAGCCTTACCGTACTCGTCGATCATTAGTATCACCGGCTTGTCGAGGTGCAACCCCAACTCCTCATTGGGTAGGTATGTCACGTACCCCTGCTCGGTGTTGAGTGATGGTATGCTCAGATCACCCAAGTCCTTGGTCGTACAGTCGAAGTAGCATGGCGTGTGGGTAGGGAATCTATCTGCTAACGTCTTTAACAGTGATGACTTACCGTTACCCATGTGACCCTGTATGAGTATGGTGCGTTGGTGGCCAACAGTAGCGATAGCGTTGGCGATCTGGTCTAGCGATAATGCGTACATATTTTGAGTGTTCATAATGGTATTGCTCCAATTGTTTTGTATACATATGTATACATTTAGTTTAGTTACAGCGTTTCAACAATGCGGCCATCAACGGCCACGATCTTGTAATACGACACGCGGTGCGTACGTAGCGTGCGTAGGTTCTTGTAGTGCTTGGTGCGCTTGTAGTTGCGCACTCGTAACACCGTTTGACCGTCAAGGTTTCCCAGTATCTGACGGTCGTTTGAGTCATAGGCTTCAACGTAATACATATCACAACTCCAATGATGGTAGTGACTTGATGACATCGTCCACTGCCTGTTTGGTTTCGGCACGGAAAGACTCGTTATTGCGTAGCCCATCGGGAGTGACCCCGCGTAGCGTATCGTCTAGCTTACGCGCCATCTCGGACATCTGGCTGTCACCTGCTACGTTACACACGTTAAGCAGTTCTACCATGTCGAGCACGTTGTCAACTAATGAATCGCGAAACACTTTCTTCTTGTCATCGCCACCATAGTCTAGCCGGTCGGACATATTAGACAGTGCTTTGTACGTACGTTGCCACACGTCACTCATCGCGGAATCCAACTGCTTGCGGTAGTACTCGTTATAGTGCGACTCCAACACGTCACGCTGCTCGTTGCCCACGTCAACACGAAAGTCACCGGCCTCGGGTAGCGGAATATATGAGATGTTGAACGCGAACTTGCTACGTATCGACGCCTCGGTCGGGTAGTCATCGGCCCGAAACAAACTACCGATCCGTGCCTGTGCCCTGCTCACCTCCCACGTATAGTTGTTACAGAACGTATCGACCATGTTCTCGAACTCGTTTTGCAGCTCGGTCATCTGCTGGTGGTACTTGAAGTATTGCGCGGTCGGTAGCAGTCGCATACCCAGATCGCTCCATGGCATTGTCATGCTGTAGTGGATGTTGCGTGCGCTTGCCACAAATTTCTGTATGGCGGTCAACTCGTCGCAGTTACCCAGTAACTTCTTATTGACTGATGCCGTACCGTTATCGGCATAGTTCTGGCTAGTCACTGATGCGGATGCTGACTTGTCTTTCTTGAGCCCCGTCCAGCAACTGATCTTCAACTCGCCCAACATGGCACTCGACCCGATTGATGGTGCGCTTGCCTGTGGTGCTGTTGTTACTACCATTTGATTTAGATTGTTCATAACTGTATTGCTCCGATTGATTTGTATACATATGTATACATTTAGTTTGTGCTGACACGTTTAGCTGTGTCGCCCCGTAGGCCATAACTCGACCTACTAAAACCATTATACAGGAATGGCGGCTTATGTCAAATGGTACACAAACGTGTTGTTTAGTGGGTAGCGGTGTAGTGTACTACGTTGTACTAGTGTGTACCTACGTGTGGTCTGTAAGTTATTGATTTTAAAACAATGTTACTTTGTTACCTTTTTCGTGGAAATATGAGGGTATTATTTTAAGGTGAAAGGGGAGGTAACAAAGGCAGGATTTTTTGAACTCCGGATACTATTTTTGTAAAAGGTAACATTATAAATTATTTATTAAAAAGAGTATAAAAAAGGCCATTTTCCGCATATGCCTGATCATGCATTGTCACGAAACAGCACGTTTAGATACTTTTTGTATTGTTACTTTTTGGCCTAAAAAAAGGTAACATTGCGGTAACATTACAAGAAAAAAAGTAACATTGTAAAAGTAACAATGCGACCCGCCACGCGAGAGCTATAACTGGTATCTATAAAATGTATACATATGTATACAAGCCACACTGTCCACGCGCTAACGTGCCATGGTGTGCGACCCGCAGCGCGGCAGCTATAACTGGTATCAGCAACGTCACGCGAGGCGCAACGCGGAGGCTGGAACTGGTATCAGCCGACTTTTCTCGGGGCGAAAAAAAAGCCCCGCCGGAGCGGGGCCAGTTGTTATCCTTGTATCAGTAACCAAACCATAGTGAGTAGGACAGCACCAGCAGGGATTAGAAAAATCAGAGCCAGCGCCCCTAGAATTGTTTTAGTGATTTCATTTTTTGTCATAACTTACTCCAGTGAGAATGGCCATCCTTGGCCGGTGGTGATTAGTGGTTGACTACGATCTGCTGGGCCTTAGCTAGCAGGTCAATCAGTTTTACTACATCGAACTCCGGCTCCTCAATTGCCTGCGCTCGCTTGGCCGCCTGTTGTAGTGACTCCAGTACCTTGGCCGCCGATCCCGCCGCCTTGGCTGGGCCGGTGGATTGTTGGGGTGCTCTACCGCGCTTGCCCGTGGCTGTGGACTTACTGGCTTTATGCTCAGGGTCTTGGCGTAATCGCATGGCCTCTTTATCGGCCGAGACTTTCCTGTTTACGTCCGTCCTTAACTTATTTTTCTTGGCTATATCCTCTTTGCTAAGTGCTGTGTTGGGCGTCTCGTATAGCTTCTGTGCCCATGCTCCGAATCCTTTCCGCCGTGCCGCAAATAGCGCCTCCCTTAATTCTGGCGTGGCCGTCGATCCCTCAGCCTTAACTGGCAAGAAATCAGTCCAAAGCATGCCGTCGCTAATCATTTGATCATATGCCGCCTGCGCTTTCTTGCGGGCGCTTTCCTCACTGCCAGTGACTTTGCTTAATAAATCAGCCGCCTTCGAAGTGAACCGCTCAGGGATTGCTTTTGCTTCATTTGTATTTGACATAACTTAATACCTTGTAAAATGCGCGGGCTTGTAATGGTGCCGCGTTAACCAACCAAACCAGTGTTGGCTTGATGGTTCACATATTAACAGGTTTAGGCGTGATCGCAATAGATAGGTTACAAATTGTATACATATGTATACATTACTGGCGATCTGGTAGGTTTAATCACAGATGGCCAGAATCCGATACCTACCCCGCCCCCATGACCCGCTATGTCAGGACGGAGTCCCGGCGCTCTATATATTACTAATTTCCACGAATAAATCGTTATTTTTTGAGTTCGGCACCCCTACCCCCTCTATATAGGAACACCCCCCACCTCTTTTTCCGACCCCTTGTAAAAAATTTTTTATACTGTACGGTGTACGTTCTAGTAGGTATTACGTGGATAGCGAGTGAAGAGAGTAAAAGACAGGCTAGACAACACGGCACATATAGGGAGAGTAGGTGAGTTTTTTGCTATGTATGTTTTAGAGCGTCACGGGGTAGAGTGCTACCATGTAGACCGTTCCGGCGTAGACCTATGGGGACAGTCGTACTACGAAGACATGTTCACGTTGCAGATAAAAGCAGCAAACCTAGCTACCCTGAAGAGGAAGGATTCCAAAGACCAATACAAGTATTGTTTTAATATACGCAAAGAGCGTATAGCAGACTTCCATATGTTTATAGCTTTAGACATACAGCGAGTGATGGTAAAAAGAACAAAAGACTTGAAAGCGGCTTGCAGTTTACAGCTATCCGCAGATGCATTTACAGAAGAAGTAGAGGAGGAAGGGCTAGACCTCCTCCGTAATTTTAGAAGGGAAGGCCGTCCTCTAGGGCTATGACAAATAGTCCTGCCACCACAAGTACACACGCCGAAACAATAAACACAGTAAAACCAAACACAAAGGAACCTCAGAACAGTAGGGGGTTGAAAGAGGCGCTATTGTACAAGTGATCGAGTATGATCGGAAATGTATAATAATCATGTAAGACATATCATTTATGGTATGTAACTGTTTCTTGTCTTGTGTAAACAAGTATGGTACAAAGGCACTCCGGTTTAACAACCTGCGATTACAATATGACGATTAAACTCGAACCCGAGACAGGGGTTCCGCTATTTGATGACGACCCCGCCGTGGACTTGAGTGTCCGTGCGCGAGCAGCGAAGACGACAGCCTTAGAGCTAGCAGAACATGGGTTAGAACTTAAACCCAGCAAAGAAGATGAAGACGTGGCAGCTAAACTTGCCATAGCGTATGCCGATGATCCTGAAAAGACATCGAAAAAAGCAACAAACAAACGTATGGCTAACCTGACCCCAGCCTCGCTGGTGCTAACTAGCAACATACTCACGGAATTTGGCGCCTCTGTAGTGGAGTCAGCCGTTTCTGTGCGCCACTTAGTAACGAATAAGCTAATATTAGAGACCGAGAACCCCGACCCACGTGTCCGTATTCGAGCGTTGGAGTTACTGGGTAAGATTTCGGACGTAGGGTTGTTTGCAGAGAAGTCAGAAGTAACCGTTACGCATCAGTCAACAGATGATTTGAAGGCAAAACTGCGTAGGAAGCTAGAAAAGCTGGTAAATCCTGCGGATGAAGTGACACTGGACGGTGAAGTTGTAGACGTAGACGCAGAATTGGGGGTAAGTACGGATGGCTAAGACGTATATCCACGTAAACCAACACAAAATCCGTGCCAACTTAAAGAATGGGACGAACGAACCCGTAATTACCGTAAAACAAGGCAAGAAAAACACGTACTGTAGCTCTGTAACTATAAATGGGCCGTCTGAAGTGCTGCAAAGTACCACAGATAAGCCGATTTTAAGCTGTGGGGCGCGAGTAGTCATGGTAACTACCGCTGATGTGACTATAAATGACTGCGCCTAGCACCTCTGTAGACTTTACTCAAGAAGAAATCCAGCATATGTTGGATAATATTGACATGTTTAGCGTTGATGAGGCGGTAGAGATAGAGAAACTTGTCGATGAACTAGACAAACGGCGTACAGTTAAAGCCGCACATGACGATTTAATCGAATTTTGTAAACTTATGCAGCCTGACTACCTAGTTGGGAAGCACCACCGCATGTTGGCCGACCTCCTAATGGCCATCGAGCGAGGAGATAAGGATAGGGCGTGCGTAAACATACCACCCCGTCACGGCAAGTCTCAGCTTGTATCTATTTTTTACCCGGCGTGGTACCTAGGGCGTAACCCGGACAAAAAGGTTATGATGGTGTCACATACTACCGATCTGGCTGTGGACTTCGGACGTAAGGTGCGGAATATTATCGCCAGTGAAGCCTACGCAGACATATTTCCTACAGTAAAGCTCGCCAGTGACTCTAAATCAGCCGGTCGCTGGAGTACTAGTGTGGGCGGGGAGTACTACGCGTGTGGTGTTGGATCAGCTCTAGCGGGCCGTGGTGCGCATTTACTGCTTGTAGACGACCCACACTCTGAGCAAGACGTGATTAACGGCAACTTTATTGTCTTTGAGAAGGCATATGAGTGGTTCACATTCGGTGCTCGTACCCGTCTGATGCCGGGGGGTAGTGTGGCTATTATCCAGACACGATGGCATATGGACGACCTAACAGGGCGTGTTGTGAAGGATATGGCTCAGAACGAGCGTGCGGATCAGTATGAGGTCATTGAGTTCCCTGCAATACTAGATATAGACGACAAAGAGACAGGGAAGCCGGTACAGAAGCCCCTGTGGCCCGAGTTCTTTGACCTCGAGGCGCTACTACGTACCAAGGCATCAATGCCTACGTTCCAGTGGAATGCTCAGTATCAGCAACAACCCACCGCCGAAGAGGCCGCGCTAGTAAAAAGAGAGTGGTGGAATGAGTGGGATGCCGAGCGACCCCCGCCCTGCGAATATATAATTATGTCTTTGGACTCCGCAGCCGAAAAACACAACCGTGCCGACTATACGGCGTTGACTACGTGGGGAGTGTTCCTTAATGAGGAGACTTCGGCGTATAATATAATCTTGCTTAACAGCATAAAAGAGCGTATGGAGTTCCACGAGCTAAAAGAGTTGGCTATGGATCAGTACACGGAGTGGGAACCAGATGCTTTTATAGTAGAGAAAAAGAGTTCCGGTGTAGCGTTGTACCAAGAAATGCGACGTATGGGCTTACTTGTACAAGAATATACCCCCCATAGAGGTTCTGGTGATAAACTAGCACGTCTAAACTCTGTATCCGACATCGTGCAATCTGGGTTAGTATGGGTTCCACAAACTAGATGGGCAGAGGAAGTAGTAGAAGAGATCGCAGGGTTTCCCTTTATGAGCCATGACGATCTGGTGGATTCCACAGTTATGGCACTTATGCGGTTCAGACAAGGCGGATTTATACGACTACCTACTGATGAGCCAGAAGAAATTAAATATTTTAAACGACGCGGAAGCGGGTTTTATTAAGAGGTTAGATCATGGCAATTGAGAAAGGTATCTACGCCGCACCAGAAAGCATAGAAGACGTAGAAGTAGAAGAAGCGGACATGGAAGCGGACTTGTCTATCGAGATAGTTGATCCTGAAATGGTAACTTTATCCGACGGTAGTATGGAGATCACCCTGATCCCTGACGCTAACGAGACTGACCTAATGGCGTTTGATGCTAACTTGGTGGACGCACTTGACGAAGGACTCTTAAACGAGTTATCAGGTGAGTTAATAGGTATGGTTGACGCAGACGTGGACAGCCGTAAAGACTGGGCTGAAACATACGTTAAAGGGCTAGACATCCTAGGGTTTAAGTACGAAGAGCGTACGACTCCTTGGCAGGGCGCATGTGGCGTGAACTCTACAGTTCTAGCCGAGGCAGCTATCCGGTTCCAAGCAGAGACCATGAGTGAGACTTTCCCTGCGCAAGGGCCAGTAAAGGTAAAGGTTTTAGGTAAAGAGACTAAAGAGAAGCTAGAAGCAGCAGAACGTGTAAAAGCGGACATGAACTATGAGCTTACAGAGAACATGGTGGAGTACCGTCCAGAACACGAGAGAATGCTATATAGCCTAGGACTTGCAGGATCGGCGTTTAAGAAGGTTTACTTCGACCCCAATATAGGTAGACAAGCCGCTATCTATATCCCAGCAGAAGACGTTATCGTGCCTTACGGCGCATCTAACATCGAATCCGCCGAGCGCGTTACCCATGTAATGCGTAAAACCAAGAACGAAATAATGAAGCTGCAAGTGAGCGGCT